ACACCAAATTTCCTCGTTACAAGAACAAAACTGATCTATGTAACGACCTAGCAGATTTAGGTTGGGATTACACAGCGGGTAGAATGTCCCGCAGTGGTATGGAAATATATGATATGATCATGACTCGCCTAGGTGTACTAGATGATAACGAACATTGGAACGAGGATTGCTATCGAGACCACAACTGTAATCACTAGGTCTCACTAGTATATTCTACATCTACCTCGACGGCTGACATGTCGTCGAGGATATCTTTTGTGGTGTCCCTGCGGATGCCATCCCTTCTTTGTGCCTTTTGATACATATACAGTTCAGTATACTGATCTATCATCTCCTGATACATATCCGCAATACTCATAGACATTAGAATAACCCCCGCTTGTAAGAACTAATTATAATATAAAAAACTAAAAAAGTCAAAAACCTAGAAAATCAGAAAACCTAGGTTTTTAACTTTTTGTCGTTTCTGGGACTTACAACAATTGGCATAAATCAGAAAACTGCGAGATGTACGCCCAGAGGATCGCTTAAACTAGCGACCCTGATTTGAATGGGAAAACTGAGTTTCCATGTCTAATGAACCATGTCCAGTCTTTTTGAAATACTCCCGCCTGTGGTCTGAACTCTGTAAGTAATGCGTTAAGTCTGCTCTTCGTAGTGTTGGACTGCCAACCACCGTCGAAGATTGCTACAAACTCATTGCATACTTCAGCAATTAAGTTACCGTGTAAGAATACTCTTGCTTTGTTGTTATTCTCGTTGATCATAACAGTTGTATTGGATCCCGCCCAGTTAACTCTGTTTCTGATCGCTGTGTTCATTTGCATTTCAACTTTACGCATGGTGATTAAAAAGAATAGGGTGAATAAGAGAGTGTACAATAGATTAGAAGTTGATGTCGATAAGGCGAGCAGCATGTCTGATAACTGCATCTGTGAGTTCTACACCTTGTGACTCTAAGTAGTCTGTTGCTAGGTCTAGGTCAGGTACAAGGTTGTCGTTGTCTGAACTCATGTCTTGTAGAAATGAGATGAGGTCGGTTGCGATGTGTAAAGGCATTTGTCTGATTGATTGTTATGTACTTATTATAGCAGTTGGTGGCAGTGTGTCAACGGGTGAGTGTGCCACTTTGTCAACTGTCTTAGAATGGGCAATCTTCGGGTACTCTGTATTGTGGTTCATCGCCACACATCCATGCACTCCGCTGATCGAATTGCCACATCATCTTGTTTGCTCTCTGTTCGAGATCTTGGATCACGGTTCGGTTACCTTGCCAGATGAATTCGTTCATCTCGTCTATAGTATGACCGTGCTCTTCTCTGTACTCTTCCCATACAGTGTCGTAGATCCATGTATTTTCTGGCATTGAAAAAGACCCCTAAGCGAAGAGAGGTCTCATATAGTTCTTGAATTCCTCGCATCTGTGCTTGGCAAGAACTTGCATTTCCTTTTCTGAAATTACGAGGTCATAACCCTCTGCTTTCATTTCGTCGTAGCATGCTTGAGATACTCCTTTATCTGTTAAGTCGTATTTGTGAAGTGCTACGTGCTTGAAGAATGACATAAATGGTTTCTGAATTTGTGTATACTCTATTATTGCAATAATATATGCATAATTCAACCACTTGTGTGCCACTAATAATATCGGCACACTATCTGTCCTTTTCTTTCTTTATTCGTGTTACCTTTTTCTTATTAGATCTGTTTATACTTTTAATTTGATATCCATATGTCTCAAGGTCGTCTGAATTAGCGTCTCCTTGGTCTATATTATACTTTTTACTCATTTATTTGTCAGCGGGTACTAGTTCACCATCCTTTATACTGGCATGGAATAGTTTACCTACTGATTCTCCCTTCTCTAGGGACTTTGACAGTTTATTCTCGAAATTTTGTGGGTTTTCACACATAAATTCGTATTCTTTGTCGATATTTGTATTATATGTTGCAAATACAGAGTTTTCTCCTATTTTTATGACATATAATGCTGAACTACCGAGGTTCTCGAAGGTTTTCACAAACATTTAAAATTAAAAATTCTTAAAAAACTCAGAATATTAAAAAAATGACTTTTTTAACTTTCTGAAAAACTTAAAAAACCAAAAAAGTGACTTTTCTGACTTTCTGTATTAATTGTAGCACACCTCTGAGTGTTTTTGAGTCTTTTTGAGGGTTTCGGGACATAAAGATATCCGCACTTGACTTCTCATACATACCAGCCTAAGACAACAACAAGAGAGCACCTTACCTATATTTAATTAACCTTTCTTAATCTCAAGGATACTACCCTATACTACCTCCAAGAATCCCTGTCTACCACTGACGCTCTCACGTACGCAAAAGTACTCTAAAATCCTCCACCTCTACTCTTCTTCTTATCCAGTATATTTACATGAGAACACACACTGGTATGCTGCATCCATGCTTGTTTCATAGCAGAATAATCATCAATCACAACTGACCTTCCATCACTGAATACTAACTCATATTTGTGTCTGTCATATGATCTATTTGATGTACTTGTGAATGTTTTAAGTGTTGGTGTTATCATCTATCTTCTTTGGATACTTTCTATTTTTGATAGGCATTGGTTTCTCCATCTCCCACTTCTTGAATCTAATCTTGTTCTCATGTCTTACGTGATTACGAATTGATTCACGATCATTCCAATTAGTCATGACTTCTCCTCTATACAATATGATTCATCTACTTGACATAGTTCATCATATAGTCTTTGGTTTCTTTCGCTCCTATCAATTGTTAGTGTTGTCCTTATCAGTGTCATAAAGAATAGTCCTATGATAATGTATAGTATGTAAGGTTTCATTGTACTGTGTAACTCCAGTTGTTTGATGATAAGTATTCGATTAGTTCAGCACCTTCTTTTATGCTGTATACTATTTGTTCTCCTGACTTATGATGGGGAGACAGGTTATCGCCTTCCCACCATGTAATCTTGAACACTTCATTATCAGGATCATTTTTGTCGAAGTTCATTGTCTTCATTGAATGGTGATATGGTATACGCTCTGTTAGTTACAAAGTATAATACCAGTGTGAATAGTATACCACCTAATCCTATCCATAGTATAGGTGAGTGTGGGAAGTCGTAGAATGGGATTCCTGCTTGGTTCATAGTGCTTTACCTAGGTTAAAATTCATAATGTCTCTGACTCTTTCTCTGTCGAGTGAGTCACCATCACCCCATGTCCATGTGTCATTAGGGTCGAAGCATCTTTCAAAGTACTCAGCGGTAGCGTCTGCTATCTGTGGTATTGTTCTTTCGTTCTCAGGGTAGATACCATCCTTACCATAGAATGAGTGAACATAATCATAGAAAGAGAAGAGTTGATCTACTTGTGATGCGAGTTCTAATGCTGTCATGATGTGATTTGTTGTGTATGTACTTATTATAGTCCATATGTGTGCATGTGTACAGGTCTATGTGACAGTTCTTGCTTTGGTTTCTTTTAACCACCAATAGTTGACATATGCTTTGTACTGATGTGACTTCAGTTTATGTTTCCTTATGTGATCAATCATACGTTCTTCGCCGAAATACTGATCGAACCATGCTTTGTTGAGTTTATCTTGTATCTCTGGCATTGGTTCAAAGTAATAAGGAAACTTATGTGCTATACCCATATGTGGGAATAGATCCTTCTTACGTGATTGTGTGATTGTTATCTTAGTTGAAGTCTTTACCTTCGCTTTGCGAGTTGTAGAAGTCTTCTGGGAGGAGGTCGTTCCTTTGCTCGTACGTTTGGTACGGTTCTGGGAGGTTGTCTTGCCCTTTGTCGTTTGGGTTTTCCGAGTCGATGACACGTTGGATTTCTTTTTTGATCTCGTCGTAGATGTTAACCCCTTGAGATTCTCCTTCAGTGCGTTCGCTGTTGTACTCTTCTTCATTTGTCATTGGTTAAACGTCTGAGTTCATTGATTTCATCGAGTATGACCTCTGCCTTAGCGTCATCATCCGCATTCTTTGCTTTGATATACGCTAAGACTAGATCTTTCATACTATCATCGAGTTGTGAGTTCGAGGTATGTTCTTCTGAGTTCTGTTTCATCTGAGTAAAGTGTATCTTCGTGCGTCGCAATATCTGGGTGTAACCACTCAAAATACTCATCTGCAAGTGCCATAGCACTATTCATGTCGTTGTTTGCGGTGTGCTCTTTAAACTTCTCCGTCATAATATCCATGATATCATCACGTTGTTTAGAGATGCGTGCACGTTCGTTGTTGAATTCTTCTGTTGGCATGATTTTACTTTTTAGTGAGGAATAGTGTGTTGTTCAAATGATCATATTGCTTAAACTCTACGTCCTTAGGTAACATGGATACTGCTGCTGCAGCGAACTCGTTAGGAAACTTACGGAACATTCTCCAAAATTTCTTCTCTTCGTCCATGTCTAGTTCTTCACGTGGTAATACACGTAACTCATACTCTCCCTTAGTGTATCTAAGACGAGGGTATGGTTGAATGTAATCCTTAATGTGGTCAGATAGAAGATTCATGTGGTTATGTATAAGAGTACATGGTGGGTGGATTATCTCATGTAGAGATAACCTCCTGCCCAACCAACGTTTTTGTAATCGAATAGAAACTCTCTATCCTTTCTCTCTAGTAGATTATATCTTACGTGCTTCGCAGGTTTTGCCCATCCTGCGGGTTTGTATACATCTCCTGTCTCTCTGTCTATGAATGCATGTACTGAACCATCTCTGTACTTCATTGATGGATTAGGACCCATGTCATCAAACTGCTGCTGTACGATCTTTAGATACTTACGTCCTTTGTGTATCACATACTTGTAAAGGTTAGCAGTGCCTTCCTCGATGTCCTCTAGTCTCTTTGCTGCATAGATGCTGTATCCATCTCTCATCATCATTGCTCTGTATGAATCTATAGAGTCTTGCTTGAAGTTCTCCTCTAGAGTCTCACATAATGTCTGTGCGTACTCTTCGATCTCTACTGCTGCTTTCTTGAATAGTGCTGTGTTTGTCATGAGTGGTGCTCTTTTGTGTATGTACTTATTATAGTCGATATAAACAACGTTTCTACCTCTCTTGTGCCACTAATATAACTGTCTACTCGTATGCGTCTAGCATTCTCTCTAGTTTAGCATATAGTCTAGAGTGCTTTGAATGATAGTCACCCATCATTAGATTCATGAGATACTTAATCTCTGTAAGTGAGAACTTGTTTTCCATAGTTACATGATCTGGTGTGATAGTAACAGACATTCTAGGATACTTTTTCTTCATTGTCAAGTGTAATAGGGTGCGAGAAAACAAACCTAGAAGTTAATCTGGTTGTTTTCCCACTCTTATTATAGAGCATAAAAATCCCCTGTGCAAGAGATTGTTACACTTTCCTAACTGTCCACTCCGCAATTGCGGAATTACTGGTATGGATGTGATCTACTGTTGCGATCAGGGGCGGGTCTTCGTATAAATTTTGGGTTATTCTTTCTATGATGATTAGATAGAGGATCACTGGTGCGGTGCAATACAGGATGCTCTAACTCTTTCTCCGTAAGATCTACTCTTACCTTTGGTAAGTCCTGCGGATATATGCACATTGCCACTTGATGTCTTCCCCATCTACTATTCATAGATGCGGGTAGTGGTGTGTCCATGAATGTCATGGTAACATAGTCTTCGCATATAAAATTGATGTAACCAACAACACCATCACATACTATTGGTTGTAGTAACTGAAAATCACTCAACAACATCGAACTTTTCCCTATCCTTGTTAGCGGGGTTGGGTAGTCTAAACATCTCTTTAAGATCGTTTAGATCATCTAGTTGCTTTTGTAAATTATCAATCTGTGCCTGTAAAATCTGGAAGTTCTGGTCGTTGTTGCTTTGCATCATTAAGATGTTGTTTATTGCGGATCGGAATTCTTCTTCTTTCATTGGTAAGTTTTTGTAGTTGTCTTTGAAGTTCTATTTCAACCATGAGTAAGTGGTTACCCATGTATCCTCGATAATCTTCATCAATTATCATTTTACCCACACTATCAAGTTGTGACAGTGCAGTGATCAATCTTGTCTTTTTGTCCATTAATATCTATTTGGTATAGAATCACGCATGAACTGCATTGTTTTATCATGGTGCGTTACATATTTTGCTTCCATGACCTTTGCACTTTCTATTTCATCACTTTCATCGGCATTAGTGTGATGTGTAACTTCTCTCATTGTTTTGAGATACTCCAATACGTGCTTCCTGATCTCCATGAGTTCATCAAAGCACCCTTGGTTGTGTGCACAACCTCTTAGATGATGATTGGGTTCCATCACTGACTCTGTGAATAAAGCAAGTGCTCTATCATATTTCACTTCTGGACTTTCCTTTCCTACCGAACCTTGATCTCTCATAGTTTTATGTAAGTTTTTTTATATATCCTCATCAGTGCCTTGAACGTCTTGAATGTCACAAACTGGAACTTCATGCTCACCACCAATTAAATACCATGGCATTTTCTTACCATGATATTCTGGGTGTGCTTCGTATTCTGTTGTATATTCTCTTTCTCCTAGATACTGCATTTGATTAGCAGGAATTGGGTGATCCCTGAGTATCGCTTGCAATTGCAAGTGCTGAAGCATCCAAGGGTCTGGTACGTTCATTGATGAGTGATAACTACGCCTATTCTATCACACTTTTAGATGTTGTCAACCAGGTGGTGTAGGATCTGCGTTCTCGTATGGTATTGTACCATTTGGTCTTATAACGTATGCTTTTATATAATGATCTGCGTCTGGTACGTTCTGTGGTTGTGGGAACCACTCGTATGCAGCGTCTGTTGCTGCTAATTCTTGGTCAAAATAATAATATATGTGTTCTAGTTCAAATATTCTATCAATCTCTGCCTCTGGTATGATGCCATCATAGTATGCTAATACAGTTGCTTTCTTATCTGCTGCAAGTGTATGGTATTTACTGTTATCAATTACCAATAGAAACTTATTGCTTAACTTTGCATAGTCAGCGATCAACATGTTAGTTGACTTAGGATTTAATGTTATGAGTGGCATAGTTATTCTCCAAAGTCACCTTCATCAATCATCTTGAGTATATTATCAAGATCATTGTCACCTGTATTAGGATCAAGACTTGTATTTGGTCTTGCGATACTGGTTACAGGCATCTCATCTATTGCTGCTGTACCTATTGCTAGTGCAAGATAGTTTACAATTCTAGTTGAGAACTTACTATACACTGACTGTGGTATGGTATAGAAATGTGATACATCACCAAGATATGTGATTCCATCACCTAACTTAGTATGCTTTGATGGTGTGATTGGAAATACTACTGCATTGGCAGCATTATCTTTCTGTTCTGATGGTATATCTCTTAGTTTCTGTCTATATGTCACCCACTTTGCCTTTTCTTCTGTAGATAGAGGAGCGTCGCCGAGCTGTGTCCAGTCACTGTCCATTAATAAAAAGTTTCTCATTAATGTAACCTTAGTCCAGTTAAGTATCGTTGACTTAGAGAAAGATGCTGCTAGTGCCCTTTCTAAATCATTCTCTTGTCCTACTCTATACTCTGTCCATTTCTCTACTATCCTAGTATATAAATCATTAACCTCTGTTGGGAATGGTGCTAGGTCAAACTGATATGATACCCATTTATATGCTCCAGTCTTTTGATTTCTCTGATACTTAGTCTTATTCATCTTGACAGTATTATCTTTATACTGTACAAATAATTCTAATTTATCCTTATCAGAATCCCATAGAGGATATAATATTGGAACTATATCGCTAGTCCAATAATCATCGTCTATAGTTTTCATCACTCCTTCAAATTGAATGGTCTTATCAAAGGCATTCAAGTATAGTGATGTTTCTGATGGTGATGCCATAGTTGCCATTTATAGTGCCTTAATTAAATACTTTACCCTATGGTATTTAGTGATGAGAGGAATGTTATTCTCTGCAGTCACGGTTGCAGTCGTAGTTATAGGTGTAGATGATGACATTGTAAATGTACCATCACCAACTGTGAGTGCTGCACCAACTGCTGATACTTCTCTTCTTACCTGATCAATACCATCATCAGAATTAATATCATTACCACCAAGATCTAAGTTACCTGTTAGTGTTGCTCCACCAGTAGATATGAATGTATTGGTTGTTGTTGAAGCAAAGAATGTTGTTATTGCTGCTAGTCCATAGTTATCATCTGTTGATGTTGCTGTTTGATACGTAGGTCCTCTATCCTGTTCAATAATTAATGTTATTTCATTAGCTCTGAAAGCATCTCCTTCTGCTATTGGAATGGTTACATCTTGCCAATTAGGATTAACATCTGCTGCTAATAATATTTGACTGAATAATGTGACATTGTTAGATGATCCTCTCTTATAGAATATATTCAGTGCTTGGTCTGGATTCTCTCCACCATTTTGATCACTACCTCTAATTACAGTAAATCTAATAGCATTGACATTTGTAAAATCAAATGTTCCTACCTCTAACTGTCTCTTACCCCCTGCATCTGATGCACTGCCTGTAAATTCTATGTACCTTTGTATTTTTTGATTAGTATTAAATGGTATTACACTACCACTAAAACCACTATTATTTCCTGTTCCTATACCAAATTGTTTTTGTTTAATGCCAGCATCTGTTGATGATAACCATACGTCTGCATCAAATGCTGTTCCTTGTGCATCACCACTTGTATCACACTCATAGTATACTCCTGTTGGTACAGTGATATCGCCAGGTAATGTTGTTCCTTCCTCTTGTCCAAAGTATCTTACATATATGTTTCCACCCGCACCATCACCACCAGTACCACCACCTAGACCTCTGTCTTGTAAGTTGACTGTGACGTTAGTTGTTATTCCTGTGAATGATATGGTACAAGCACCACCTTGTCCTCCACCACCACCTGTGTTGTCATAATATGTTGTGACGTTTGAGAATTGTATTTTTACATATCCTTTTTCTGTTGGTAACGCACCATCTGCTGATTCAGATACACCACCAGACCAATATGTTGTTCTATATGCAGATATACCTCTACGTCCACCAGTACCACCACCATTACCATTGTGTCCGACACCCGCTTGTCCACCAACACCACCAGGTGTTACGTTGATGATACCACATGCGGATCCACCACCTCCACCACCACCAGCAGAGCATCCACCACCAGAACCATTACCACCATTGGCAAAGTCTAAAACTCCAGATGTAGCAATGAGTGCCTGTGCAGGTCCTGTAGCGTCACCACCAGGATAGCAACCATCAACAGTACCACCACCGTTGTTACCACCACCTGATCCACCGCCACCGCCTCCACCGCCAGCTCCAGCGATGCAAACTCCATCATAAAATAAACCTGTAACACCACCACCAGAACCAGCAGTAGCACCATTACCCCATGCACCAGGTCCTCCAATACCAGAGATACATCCAGATGCACCAGTAACTGATGCAGTTGAACCATTAGGTTCTCCACCTGTACCAACACCACCTGGCCATGGAGGTCCCCATGGTTGTCCTGTAGCAGGGTCATTACCAGTTGTTCCCGCACCAGATGTTCCTGATCTCCTGTTGAAACCACTATTACCACCATTACCTAGTTCCCAACTAAGAGTTCCAGCACCATATGTTAATGTACCAACTAATCTTGATCCTCTACCACCATATCCACCAAGTGCACCAGTTCTACCTGTTAGTGCTTGTGGCCAACCTGGCCATTGTCCTGTACATCCAGAGTTAGCGTTAGCATTACCAGCACCTCCACCACCACCTGATATTTCAACTGTTATGCTTCTTGAAACTTCATTACCAGGCACTGATGGTATTGTCCATGATCCATTATTTGTATATGTTGTTTGTGATTGACTATTTGTTTGTTCTTTTATTTGTGCAGTTCCATATCCACCTGTAGTATAGTCTCCTGCTTGAACAAAACCTCCAACTCCACCACCAGCTGGATCGTTACTTCCATTACCTGTAACACCACCATCGTCTCCTGCGTCTCCATCGGTAACTGATATTTGAAATCTAGTGTCATCTAATAATGCTTGTGGTACTTCAACACTACCTCCTGCTCCTCCAGCACCACCTCCAGCACCTGATGTTGCACCATTACCACCATTAACTTTAATAATATAGAAGTTATTATCGACTGTTAGACCTATCTCACAATATCCTGCGGTTGCTCCATCTGTATCACTATCTGCACCACCACCGCCTGGTGCCTGTACTTGAATATATGTTCCAGTTACGTCTCCTTCACTAGCAGCGGGTGCTGTTACGACTGATGCTTGTGGTGTAATAAATGTTTCTTCTTTAATAGTAATAGCGTTGCCAGGTATTTCATATACTACTTGCTTTCCACCAACCAGTGTATTGTTATCAACTACATATGCTCTTGGTGGTGCTGTTGTTGGTGTCTCTACAAAATAACCATTTGCTAATTTAACTCTCATACTCCCTGTAGCAGGGGATGATGATGGTGTCTCACCATCTCTTGGTAATACATTAAGACTATCATTAGAGAATGCGTCTGCTATAACTGTAAAGTTACCATTATAAAAACTTTGTAGTGAACCTTCGACTGTTATTATATCACCGACTGATAAATTATGTGATCCGTCTGTATTGATAGTGATGTAGTTAGTATTAGCATCATATGTTATAGCAGTTACGACTACACTTGCTGACTCTGATACCAAGTATTGATATTGTTGATCACCAGATGTTCCTGCTCTGTCACCGATACCATTACTATTACCATATGTTGCTGCCTGTGAGTTCTGTAATGGTACACCAATCAAACCATGTGAGTGACCTAACGCACCACCAGCTGTTCCTTGTGGTTCAAATATATTAATATTTGCTCTACTATCAATATAATTGACTGCAAACTTATCAATCTCTGTAGGTCCTTGCTCTGCCTGTTTTGTTTGATCAACCTCAACAGATAATATTCTATGACCATGTGTAGGAGGGAATGGAAAAACATAGTCATCCATAGGTCCTATCTGATACTTGACAGTTCCTGTAATATATGCAGCAATGTCAGCAGTTATTGTAGTATATCCTGTAGTTCTAACATCACCAATAACAAAGAACTCTCCACTATCAATTAGTGTTGACTTAGGAATGTACCAATTACCACCAGTCTGTCCAACAAAGTTGTTGACTGCATTCTCTGGTGTTGATGTTCCTGCTCCGTTTACGTTACCAAATCCAAGTATCTTTTTTTGTCTATAGTCTGGTAGATTAAACGTACCAACATTATATGGATAGTCTTGTAGAGTAAATGATTTCTGTATAATAATAAGAGGATGAGCATCACTACCTGTAAAATCTTTTGTATAATCTGATGCTGTAACAGTTGATAAGTCAACATTATCTGGTAGTGTCAACTCATATGTAAATTCATTTGCCTGTGCTTGTGCAGTGACGTCTTCTGTTGGTTGTATTAATGAATAGAATGTGTTTTGATTAAATACAACACCACCTGGAAATGCACCAAACACACCAGTTCCAGACGTAGCAAATCTAAACACTGATCCAAAAGGATATGGTCTCTTTACATTTGCCTTATCGTTAGTGCTATCATAATAAAACTGGAAAAATAATTTATTGTTTATAATATATGATCTTCTTAATCCACCTGGCTGATTGTTCTGTGTTTTTGCTACACTTGCAGATCCACCATATCTATTTTGTATGATGCTGTATAATTCTGGATAGTCACGAATCAATAGTTCTTTACCATCACAATATAGATGCTGTGGATATGTGTACTCAGGTTCTTCTGATGCTAAGTTAAGGTCAGCAAAGACAGGAAGAATTGATCCGACAGGAGAATGATTACCAGTCTTATCGGAAAAATAATTTGCAAATGAATTCCTGTATGTTGCCATCTTAATACTTAATTAAAAATTCTTGGACTAGAAATGGTTGTATGTAACCATCTGCTTTGTTTTCTGCGTTCACATCAATGTTAAGTGTTGATGTTATATTACCACCAGGAATATATGCTGGTTGTGTCTTGACTTGATATGTGTGTGGTTCTTGATTGAAAGGAACCAAGTGTTTGTGCACACACTCATTACCAAACTCTTCTACATCAGTAACAATATTATTAAGAGCACCATATGAAACAGTGTTTGCTGTTCCATCAAATGGCACTTGAGTTGCTGCTGATACTAAAGATGGTGTATAGTTTGGAACTAATGATGCCCATGCAGCATTACCACTGATACTAGCATCAAACTGTGTACAACTAGCACCACCAATACCACATCTGTTTTCAGTTTTACATGACATCTCACCGTTATA